CCGTGATAATCTAGTGAGGTGCGGTCAAGATCAGTTTTGGATCAGTAGTGGGTCTACTACCAAGGCAGTACAAGAATATCATATAAATTATATGTCAATGCGACAGCACCATTTAAGGTCGCAAATTTACATCGATTATGCTAAACTGTTGCTTGACCAACATAAAATACCTTATCAATTTATGTTGGCATACGATAGCGAGTATATTGACATTGATGCTAACTGGATTTGCCATGAACCAAAAAAAGGATTAGATTCTTTTAGACATCAAAGCAAGTATAAAGACTTAGAATTAAACTTGGTACAACCCATACCATTGGTTGCATTTGATTTTATCAAACAGTATATAATGCCCAAAGTTGATTTTCAGTGGCGTACCAGTTGCGAAATTGACGCAGTCGAAAACATGCTATACAGACACTATCAAGAGGCACTTAAAAACAAACCATGATCCAAATTCGTAATCTTACTGTTAAAAACTTCATGAGTGTGGGTGCAGCCACACAGGCTATTGACTTTGATCGCACAGACCTTACACTTGTGTTGGGTGAAAACTTGGATCTAGGCGGTGATGGATCAAGAAACGGCACAGGCAAAACCACAATTATCAATGCCTTAAGTTATGCCTTGTATGGTCAAGCTCTATCAAACATCCGCAAAGACAACCTAGTAAACAAGACCAATGCCAAACACATGCTGGTTAGCCTAGACTTTCACATCAACGGTACAGACTACAAGATTGAGCGTGGACGCAAGCCCAACGTGCTAAAGTTCTATGTAAACAACGAACACAAGGCTGCAGAGGATGAAGCACAGGGGGATTCGAGAGAGACACAAGACGCCATAGAGCGCATTATCGGCATGAGCCATGACATGTTCAAACATGTGCTGGCCTTGAACACATACACCGAACCGTTCTTAAGTTTAAAAGCCAATGACCAACGCACTATCATTGAGCAGTTGTTGGGTATTACCTTGCTCAGTGAACGTGCTGATCGTATCAAAGAACTCAACCGTCAGACCAAAGATGCTATTCAGTCCGAAGAGTTTAGAATTCGTGCTGTGCAAGAAGCCAACAAACGAATTGAAGAACAGATCGAAAGTTTAAAGCGTAGACAAGTGCTTTGGCAAAAGAAGTACGACAGTGATGTGGCGTATCTAGTTGGCCAGTACGACGATCTAGCAAAGATTGACATCGAAGTAGAACTGTTGGCTCACAAAGATCTAGCTGTGTGGTCTGCAAGAAAACAACAACAAGATGCGTATACTGCTCTTGTTGGTCGACAAACTGCTTGGAAACAAAAACAACACAAAGATATCAGCGAGTTAGAATCAACCTACAACAAACTCAGTCACATTGATATCACAGCAGAACTACAAGCACATACCAACTTGGCTGCTTACATCCAAAAAGCCAAAGACATTGCAGACCTAGAAAAATACATTGCTAGATGTGTGGCAGATGAGGCCAAAGAACAAAAGGTCATCAACAAACTCAAAACCGAAATTGAAGAGTTAAAAAATCACAAGTGCTATGCTTGCGGGCAAGACTTCCATGATACCAATCACGAAACAGTATTGGCTGCCAAAGAAAAAGCCTTGCAAGAAGCGGCGCTACAAGCATTGTCTATCAATACTCAGTGGATGGAAAATACAGATGCGTTAACCGCACTAGGCGAGTTGGGCATCAAACCCACAACACACTATGCAACAGAAACAGAAGCTATTCGACATTCAAGTGAGTTGGAAAACATTCAACACAAGATTGATGCCAAACGTGCAGAAACAGATCCTTATGCTGAACAGTTGGCAGAACACACACCTGTAGAAGTTGGCGCACAGCCTGTTACGCATTATGATACTGAAACACAGGCAATTGATCATCGCAGTCGCATGAACACCATGCTAACACAGATCAATAGCAAAGCACAAGAGACCGATCCTTATTCAGAACAAATTACCGAAATGCAACAACAGGCCCTGCAGATAGTAAGTTATGATCATTTGAATGAGCTCACCAGAGTGCAGGATCATCAGGACTTCCTGCTCAAACTGCTGACCTCAAAAGACTCGTTTGTGCGTAAGAAGATTATTGAACAAAATTTGAGCTATTTGAATCAACGTCTCACACACTACTTGGATAGGATTGGATTGCCACACACAGTGAAGTTTATGAACGATCTAAGTGTGAGCATTGAAGAACTGGGTCGTGAGCTGGACTTTGACAACCTGAGTCGTGGCGAACGCAACAGACTGATACTCTCTATGAGTTGGGCATTCCGCGATGTGTGGGAAAGTTTGTACTCGCCCATTAACCTGTTGTTCATTGACGAGATGATCGACAACGGCTTGGACACACAAGGTGTTGAGAATGCGCTGGGATTGCTGAAGAAGATGAGCCGCGAACGCCACAAGAGTATCTGGCTGGTGAGTCACAGGGATGAACTTACCAGCAGGGTAGAGAACATTCTCAAGGTCGTCAAAGAAAACGGCTTTACCAGCTACAACACGGATGTAGAAATTGCGTAAGATCAAAGTATTACACCTTGAATCTACTGATGTATGTCAAGCCGCATGCCCGGCATGTGCTAGAGAGACTGACTCAAAGTTTCGCAAGGATCAAAAACATCATTTGACTATTGGGCACATACAACGACATTTCAGTGATCGTAGGATCAAGAGCCTGGACAAAGTTTTCATGTGCGGCAATTACGGTGATCCAGCTGCCGGCGCATATACCGGCGACATTTACAAATGGGTTCGACAGCTAAACCCCACAATCACACTTGGTATGAATACCAACGGTGCCATACAAAACACTTTCTGGTGGCATGAAATTGGACGCTTGTTCAATCAGCCCCGAGACTATGTGGTATTCAGCATTGATGGGCTGGAAGATACCAATGGCGTGTATAGAAAAGGTGTGAGCTGGACCAAGCTCATGCAAAATGCACAAGCATTTATCGAAGCAGGTGGGTCAGCACACTGGGACATGTTGATCTATCAACACAACGAACATCAAGTGGATGAGTGCGAGCAGCTGGCTCGCGACATGGGTTTTAAGTGGTTCCGTGCCAAGGTCAGCAAACGACCATTGATCGGCAGACTGGAGTGGCCACGCAACTATCAAGCACACTCATTTGAAGGTGCTATAAAGTGTCATGCACAGCAAGAAAAAAGTGCGTACATAGATGCTCGCGGCAATCTCAGCCCGTGTTGTTGGATAGGTGGCACACAAACAGATTTTGTTCGCACTGATTCTGTAGTGGATTTTTATCCAAAGAAACATGCAACTTGTGTTGCAACTTGCTCAACAGATCAATCACAAACAGCATTTTCAAATCAATGGCGTAAAGAAATTGAGTTATGTTAGCAACTTGGCATTTTCACATTGAGATTTCCAGCAAGTGTACCTTGCGGTGTCCTCGGTGTGCCCGTCAAGAAGTACCCGATGGACTTGTGAACACAGAACTAGATTTAGAATTTTTTAAACGTAACTTCACTCCTGAGTTTGTGAGAGCCAATGTAGAGAAGATTACATTCTGTGGTGATGATGGTGACCCTATCTATGCACATGATTTGATACCCGTAATTAGCTATCTTAAAAGTATAAAACCTGTTGAAATTGTCATTGTTACCAATGGATCACATAAAAAATTAACTTGGTGGACTCAATTGGGTACTTTGTTGGACTCAAAAGATAGTGTTCACTTTAGTATAGATGGATACGACAACGCCAGCAATAACTTGTATCGAGTAAACAGCGATTATGACAGCATCATTGACGGTTTGCAAACATTACGTAGCATGAGTGATTGCCAAATTGTGTGGGCTGCCATTGCATTCAAGTTCAACGAACATCATATAGACACAATGAAAAAAGTTGCCCAACAACTTGGTGTGGACAGATTTCAATTGACCAAGAGCACAAAGTTTGGCAGTGTGTATCCATCGTATGGTGTTGACGATCCACTTGAACCCAGCGTAAAATTTGTCAGCAGTTCACATCGCTTCGAACGTGAAGTTACCCCGCTAACAGAAGCAGGCGAATGGACTGCAATTCCACTCACAAACAACCGACTATTCAATCAAACTCAAAGTCGTAACGGTGTAACACCGTTATGCGAAATAGGCAACAAAGGATTGTACATTGATGCCCGCGGCAGGCTATTCCCTTGCTGTTGGGTGGCCAACAGATACAATCACAATTCAGACTGGCAACAACTAGCAAACAACTTTGATCTAAACACAAAAACACTAACAGACGTATTGGCAGATAATTTTTGGGCTAACAAGTTCCAAACTTTCCAGTGGCAAGAATGTCAAACCAAGTGCTCTAGCGCATTAGTTGACGAAAAATACGCTACTTCTTGGTAAAAGGACTAACTATAGCACATAATCAAAATCACACATGACATGGCTTTATCAAGATACCCCAATTGAGACACTGCCCGAAGAATGTGTAGGTTTTGTTTATCTAATTACAAATAATCTATCTGGACGCAAGTACATAGGCAAAAAACTAGCAAAATTTTCAAAGACAACATACAAAACAGTCACTCAAAAGAACGGCACAAAGAAACGGAAGAAGATACGCTCAAAGATTGACTCAGATTGGAGAGAGTACTATGGGTCAAGCCCAGAATTAACCGCAGACGTAATCACTTTAGGCACCGAAAACTTTACCAGAGAAATACTTTACTATTGTCGATCAAAATCAGAATGTTCGTACATTGAAGCAAGA